AATAAACTAATAGGAAATGCCGGTAATTAAATGTGGAAACGGAAAATATAGAATTGGTTCTGGTGCTTGTATCTATGATACAGAGGAAAAGGCGCAAAGCGTATGGGCTGCGATTCGTGTATCAATGGCTGATAGCTATAAAGATTACCCACAAGCCGCAAGAGTAAACGCGCAAAGAGCAATAAATATCAGGGATCAATATAAACGTAATTGCGGAACGCCTGTTGGTTGGGCGCGTGCTAATCAATTAGCTAAAGGTGAAAATATTACAAGGGATACAATAGCAAGGATGTCAAGTTTTGAAAGGCACAGGGAAAATTCAAAGGGTGATCCTAAGGTGGATTGCGGCGCTTTAATGTGGTTAGCTTGGGGTGGTGATGAAGGCGTGGCTTGGGCGCAGAGGAAACTTGAACAAATTGATAATGAAAAAGCACACTAAAATATATCTTAATTATTTTGGTTACGGAGGTGAAGATTTTATGCCCTGTGAGGTTTGCGGAAGTAGAGCGGTAGATATTCACCACATACATAGAAGGGGAATGGGGGGAAGCACAGATGCAGATAAGATTGAAAACTTGATGGCGGTTTGTAGAACTTGCCATATTGAATACGGGGATAAAAAGCATTATATAGAATTTTTAATTGAAGAACATAAAAAAAAATTAGATGGCAAAAGTTAAAAGTGATTCAAGAAAGGTTAACTTTGGTAAAAGGAAATGCGGACACGCTAAGAAATCCTTTAATAAACATAGCCCAAAACCTAAAGCATACAAGGGTCAGGGTAGATAAAATAAACCTATGATAAAAAAAGTCAAGATTACGGAAGTAATATCTAACCCTAACAACCCGCGTTTAATTAAAGATGACAAGTTTAAAAAATTAGTAAAGTCAATACAAGACTTTCCAGATATGCTAAACGTCCGACCTATTGTAGTTAATACAGATATGGTTGTACTTGGTGGCAATATGCGTTTAAAGGCAATAAAGGAAGCGGGGATAAAAGAAATTAATGTTGATATAGTTGATTGGAATGAGCAGCAGCAAAAAGAATTTATTGTAAAGGATAACGTAGGCTATGGCGAATGGGATTGGGATGACCTGGCAAATAATTGGGATTCAGAAGAATTAACAGATTGGGGTTTAGATATACCAAACTTTGATTCAAACGTATTAGAGGCAGAAGAAGATGATTTTGCCGTACCAGAGGGGGGCATTGAAACGGATATAGTTTTAGGCGATTTATTTGAAATAGGCGAACACAGATTACTTTGTGGGGATAGTACAGATAGCGACCAGGTGGCAAAGCTAATGAACGGACAAAATGCTGATATGATTTTTACCGATCCGCCTTATGGAATAAATTATAAATCAAATAAAAGAAAAGATGAATTTGAATATATTAAAAATGATGATGTAATTGATTGTTCATTTTTACCAATTATTCCATTAAATAATAATTCAGCAATTTATGTTTGGACCAGATGGGATGTTTATTCAAAATGGATTACATTAGTTGAACAAAGTTATAAAGTTACTAATTGTATAGTTTGGATTAAACAAGCAGGTGGATTAGGGGATTTAGAATCATTTTGGAATCAGCATGAATTTGCTATCTATGCAGTTAAAGGTAAAGTAAAATTAAGAGGAATAAGACAAGGGAATACTTGGGAAACAGAAGATCATAGAAGTAAAGATTATATTCATCCAACACAAAAACCAATAGAATTAGCAGCAAGAGGAATTGAAGCTACTTCTGATATTGGTAATATAATAGTAGATGTATTTCTTGGTTCTGGTTCAACAATGGTAGCTTCTCACCAGCTTAAACGCAAATGCTATGGTATGGAACTTGATCCTAAGTACTGCCAAGTTATTGTAGATAGGATGCAAAAACTTGATCCAACTTTAGAAGTAAAAAGAAACGGACAAGCGTATATAAAAACAGAACAATAACAGAATGAGCAAAGAACATTTAATACCATTTAAGCCGGGCGAATCAGGTAACCCAAATGGACGTCCGCGTAAATACGTAAGCCTATTAAAAGAACAAGGTTACAAGCTAAGCGAAATAAATGACACTATCCAAGTGATGATGTCAATGGATATGGAAGAACTTAATGCAGTTTATAAAAACCCAAAGGCAACAATATTAGAAAAGACTATTGCAGGTGCTATGAATAAAAGTCTACAAAAAGGCAGCCTTTATAGTTTAGATACTTTACTAACCAGAGTTTATGGGAAACCAAAAGAACAATTTGATATTCAACAAGATACAAAGATTGAGGTTGTATTCGTTGAAGGCAAAACTATTTTATAGTGCGCATAGAATTACCAAATCCCCATATTAATCAAAAAAAGATTTTAGAATGCGATAGGCGTTTTATTGTTGTAATGTGCGGAAGGCGTTTTGGTAAGTCAGAACTATCACAAATAATGGGAATCAAGGCAGCAATTACAGGCGGACAAGTTGCATACATAACCCCAACATATAAATTGGCAAAGGCATTTTTTGAAAGGCTAACGGCTGCTATCCCATTTAAAAACAATATTAGCAATCTTAAAATCTATTGCCCTAACAACGGATCAATAGAATTTTTTACAGGGGAACGTCTGGATAATTTAAGAGGGCGAAAGTTTCATTTAGTTATAATAGACGAGGCAGCATTTATACCCGACTTAGAATCAGGATGGCAAAATAGCATCCGCCCAACCTTAACCGATTATGAAGGCAAGGCGGTTTTCTTATCCACGCCCAGAGGTAAGAATTTTTTTTACTCAATGTTTATGAAACAGGGCGAAAATGATTGGCGCAGTTTTAAATTCAGCACCTACGACAATCCATATATTAATACAAGGGAAATAGACGAGGCAAGATTGCAGTTGCCGGAAGTAGTATTTGAACAGGAATATCTTGCAAACCCCGCCGAGAATAGCGCGAACCCGTTTGGCAATGCCTTCATTAAAAGATGCATTAAACCGATTTCAGCGCAGCAAATTGTAGCTTATGGGATTGACCTTGCCAAGTCTGTTGACTTCACCGTTATTGTAGGGCTTGACAACGGGGGTAACGTGGCTTATTTTGACCGCTTCCAGATGGATTGGCATAATACTAAGGCAAACATTAAAAGGCTTCCTATTGCGCCTATATTAGCAGATAGCACCGGTGTAGGTGATCCTATCCTTGAGGACTTGATAAGGGAGGGCGTAAATATTGAGGGCTTAAAGTTCACAAGTCAATCTAAGCAGCAACTTATGGAGGGATTAGCGCAGGCAATCCAACAGGGCAAGATAGGTTACCCAGAGGGGGTAATTGTTGACGAATTAGATGTATTTGAATATCAATTCACAGCTAATGGGGTTCGCTATTCAGCGCCTTCTGGCTTTCACGACGATTGCGTTATGGCATTGGCTTTAGCCTGGCAGAATTTTAACCTTAAAAGGGGATCAGGGCGTTACGCCTTTGCCTAATTACCGCTTATCCACTATATTTACCGCTTATCAAATAGTGCCTATAAATGTATAAAATATGGGTATAAGGTGTATATTTGTAGAACAAAACAAAAAAACAATATATGAAAGTATTAATAGCGTGTGAGGAATCGCAAGCAGTAACAAAAGCATTTAGGGCTTTAGGACACGAGGCTTATTCGTGTGACATTTTACCTTGTAGTGGCGGACATAAAGAATGGCATTTACAAGGGGATGTATTTGATTATATAAATCAAGGTTGGGATTTAATGATAGCGCACCCACCTTGTACTTATCTTTCTGTTAGTGGTGCAAGACATTTGTATAACAAAGACAAAACGCCAAATATTGAAAGGTACAAAAACCAGGCAGAGGCTTTAAATTTTGTACAAAGATTAATGGATGTTGATATACCAAGAATTGCAATAGAAAACCCGATAAGCGTTATAAGCAGCCATATAAGAAAACCCGACCAAATAATACAGCCGTATTGGTTTGGTGATTCTGCAAGTAAATCAACTTGCTTATGGCTTAAAAACCTTCCTAAATTGATTCCTACAAATATGGTAGATAAGGGGGAGTTTAAAGATTGGATTGATAAAAAATCGGGGAAAGTTAAAAGACAAGCATTATGGTATTATCAAGCGTTGCAACAAGCTAAAAATTCAGCAGAACGCAGAACATTAAGAAGCAAAACATTTAAAGGAATAGCCGAAGCAATGGCTACTCAATGGACTAATTTATAAACCAAAAAAAACAAATATGAACAGATTAAAAACCTTACAGGAAAAAAGACAAGAGCAATACAAAGCGGAAAGCCTATCCGGAAAATGGTTCTGGTATATAATGGGCGGCGCTTTATTATTAACGGCTTTAATAGAAAATTTATAATTATGCCTTATTCAACTTGCTGCGGCGCACATACTAATTTTGAAGAGATTGACCTTTGCCCTGATTGCTTAGAACATTGTGATTGGGAAGACGAGGACGAAGAAGACGTTGAGGCTGATAAGGAAGCCGACAACCAAATTGCTCAAACCAAAATAGATAAATATGAAAAGTAATTACGAGTTAAAACAATCCCTTCTGGATAAATTAGAAATAGAAGGGCTTATAGAAAAGATACAAAGATTAGAAAAAACTATTGCTGAAAACGAGTTTGAATTAGCAAATATTCGTAAATTAGTAACCAAGCATTCTAACGATACAGAACTTGGAATGCTATTCAGAATAAAATACAGACTATGAACTATTGGCTAATACAGGCTATTGTTAATGAAATCAAAAGTAAAAAAATATGATTACTAACTTTGAGGAAATTACAAAAGAGATGACAGAGGACGAAAAGAAACTTGTTCCTTTGATTATCAAAGGGTTAAGCACTAAGACTAAAGTAAATCCTATTAAGGCTGCGGATATTGTAAACGCAATAAACGAAAACAAAAATAGGTATGGCATCAAGTTATTTAGCGAACCCAGATTAAGAAAAATAATTAACTTCATTCGGTCAGAGGGCATCCTGCCTGTAATGGGTACTTCAAACGGGTACTATATTACAAAGGATAAGGCTGAATTAGAAAGCCAGATTGAAAGCCTTACGCAAAGAGCAGAGGCAATAATGACAAGCGCAAACGGACTAAAAAAATTTATACTATGAAACCAAAATTTAAACTTATCTGCAATGCAGGTACTTATGAAGCAAATACCTTTTTTGCTTTAATCATTCAAGTATTAAAACACAGATTCTGGCATCTAAGAATGCACGGCAAATGGATTGACTAAACTAAAACAATATGAAAGAATTAATTGAACTTCGGGATTGGGTAGATCAGCAATGCAAAACAGGGCAACCTTTTAATTGCGCTGACGTACTAAATAAGATTGATGAAATCTTAGAAAAGGACACAGATATTGATGAAATATATTTAACTTCGTGCTATGAAATGGAATGAACTAACCCTTTGGCAGTACCAACAATTAATGCCAACCATAACAAACCCTGATAAGAATTGGACTGAATTAGACGCAGAAGTGCATAGGCTTTGTATTGTAACAGGGCTAACAGAACACCAGATTGATAGCCTTCCAATAAGCGCATTAAAGGAATTGCGTAAAGAATTAGAGTTTTTAAACGAATCTATTGAGGGCAAGCCTGTTGATTATATTGAGGTAAATAAAAAGCGTTACAAAATAAATTACAATATTAAGAATATGCCTGCGGCAAGGTATATAGAAAGCAAGGTATTTAGCAAAGATACTTTAGTAAACTTGCATAAGATAGCCGCATCAATGGTAATTCCCCAGAGGCGTAATTGGTTTGGGAAATGGGTTGACGATAAATATGATGCGAGTAAGCACGAAGAATATTCAGCAGATATGCAAGAGGCTAAGTTTGTGGACGTATATCATTCGTTGGTTTTTTTTTATCAAGTTTACAAAAATTGGATAGAAGTTTCTCGGGATTATATGATAGCGGAGATGACGAAGGCGGGGATGAAACAAACGGAAGCGGGTTTGGTCGTGGAGCTTTTATCAAAGTCTATGGATGGCATTATACCTGTTACCTTGTTGCCGCCCAAGAAAATATCGGCATTAAAGAAGTATTTGAAATGAAGACAATAGAGTTCCTGA